GTAGTACTTGATAACTGCATGGGAAGCGGGAGTACCGGAGTAGCTTGTAAAAAATTGGAGAGAAATTTTATTGGAATAGAGCTTGAAGAAAAATATTTTGATATTGCCAAAAAGCGTATTGATAGTACGCAGATGGCGATAGCGTCAGAACTGTTTTGAGGTGAGATTATGAATTGCGATATATGCCATAAGGATACAACGGCGGGTAGTCACGTAAACAGAGGTCGATATTTTGAGGTGCATATTTGCCCGAGCTGCTTGATGTGGTCCGATGATCTGCGGGCCGTGAAGGCGCGGGAGATAATTCAAAACTTCAAGAATTTGAGATTTTTGGAAGATATTAGTATAAGTCATGAAGGGACTGAAGCACAATGACTAAGCATGAAACAGTATACACATTATTATTTATCTTTGCTGCAGGTTTCCTATGGCAGCTCGGTTGTGCTTTAGCGGAGGTTTTTGTAGAGTGGCAGATCTGGGGGGTGGCGTAATTGGCGGTTAAAACAGAATTATATTGCGATAATTTTCAAAATTTTAAACGATATGGTATTCCCAAGGCACAGTTAGTAATTGCGGATATACCGTACAACCTTGGAGCAAATGCTTACGGATCTAATCCAATGTGGTATGTAGATGGCGATAATAAAAAAGGTGAAAGCAAATTTGCAGGTAAAGCTTTTTTCAATACAGATCATAATTTTAACATTGCAGAATACTTTCATTTTTGTAATCGCTTATTAAAAAAAGAGCCTAAAGAAAAAGGGAAAGCTCCGTGCATGATAGTTTTTTGCTCATTTGAACAAATGCCGATGGTAATTCAGTATGCAGAAAAACATGGGTTTAAAAAACACATTCCTTTAATTTTCATCAAAAACTTTTCAGCACAGGTATTAAAAGCAAATATGCGTGTTGTTGGTGCTACTGAATACGCTTTGGTGTTATACAGGGAAAAACTACCGAAATTTAATAATAATGGAAAAATGATTTTTAATTGGTTTAACTGGGTAAAGGATACAAAAACATATCCTAAAATACATCCGACACAAAAGCCAGTTAATTTGTTGAAGCAGTTAATAACAATCTTTACAGACCCAAGTGACGTGGTTATAGATCCAGTAGCAGGGAGTGGGACAACATTAAGAGCGGCTATGGAATTAGGTAGAAACAGTTATGGATTTGAGTTATCTAAGGAGTTTTACAATAAAGCTAAAACCGAAATGCTCAAGCCGCAGAAATTTGAACAATTAGTTTGTTTTTAGTTAAAACGGCCGCGCATACTAACTATATACAAGCATAAAAGGAAGTATACCCCTGCGGAGGTGATTAGCCCGTAGGGGGCGGCCTTTTAATATAAGTTTGGAGTGATAAAATGTGAAACCATTAGATATAAAAGCTATGTTAGCAATGATTGAGGATGAGCCAGAGGATAAATATATACCGGTATTAAAGCCAGTACTTATGCAGGCTTTAACGGAACTCAAACAACTGCGCCGAAAAAACAGTCAGCTCGGCGGGAAAGTGGCTCGGTATCGGAGAGAGAAGAAAGCTCTAGAAATTATGTTATCGGCGGTAGTAATAAATGACGACGTGGAATGAACTGCCGGCACACCTTGTAAGTAAAATACGTTCGGACAGCGTAACGGCGCCGGCGAATTTACCCGGGGCTGTACCTGTGCTGAAATATGGCAATGCAATAACTGAGGTTGACGGGATTCGCTTTGATAGCAGGAAAGAAGCAAAATATTATGAGAACCTACTTTGGCAGCAGCGTACCGGTGCAGTAAAAAGCATTGAATTACAGCCTGAATTTGTTTTACAGCCTGCTTATGAGGTTGCAGGTAAAAAGATAAGGCCGATTATTTATCGAGCTGATTTTAAGGTGACGGAAGCTGACGGGCATATATATTACGTTGATACAAAGGGTATGCGGACTCAGGTGTATTTGCTAAAGAAAAAGATGCTGCTTTATCGGTACCCAGGTATTGATTTTAGAGAGGTATAGGAGATGGTGAAATGGCTGAAACGGAATTGACTAAAGAAATTAAAAAAGCGCTGTTGCATTACACTAAAGCTGATGCCCCAGGTGTATATGGGTGCTATGAAGTTTGCTTGGGCGCTGGTTATGGGGACGAATATGTTGATTTTATGACAATGAGTAGCACTAACGTCTTTCGAGCTTATGAAATAAAAATTAGCCTGTCAGACTTAAAAAGTAAAGCAAAGCTATCATTTTGTGGCGATTATAATTACATTGTTTTGCCGGAAGAACTTTATCAAAAAGAAACGGTCAAAGAAGAATTGAAATACTATACCGCCCGTGGAATTGGCATTCTCTTGTACCGTGAACGCTTTGATCATAAATACATAAGTCGGGAACGGAAGCCGGGGAAATTTACGCTAAACATCGGGCGCCGGGTAGAGCTTATGCACTACATGATTCGTAGTTTGAGCCGATATCCAGTTAAATTAGCAAAGGCGGTGGAGTAGATGAAAGCGTATTGCTGTAAGGAGCGTGACGGTGATGAATACGCCGTTATTGTATACGGAAAAACAAGAGGTCAAGCAAAACGAGAAGGGGCTAGCGAATTGGATATTGATTTTTTAGATGCCAACGTTAGCCGATTACCGTGGGCGGACGAATACGGCAGTATCAACAATCTTCCGTTAAAGGTCTACTTTGAAAACGGGTGGTTTTGTGAGTGCTGCAAGTGCGGAAGGCGTATCGACGTTGATAGTGAGTATACGGAAGGTACTTTGGGAAAGTTTGACTATTTGTGTGACGAATGTAGAAAGGCGGTGTAAATTATGAAAAATCTTGAAATCAAGTACGTAGGCTGGTGCCATGAGTGCAAATACCTAGGCAGTTTTCACTGTGGTATTTGTCAAAGGGAAAATTTAAGCGTAAAAAATTTTGCTCGTCTATGCCTTGGCTTAGATATCATATCTCCTTTTGGTAAACCTTCTGAATTTATAAAGATAGTTATGGCTGTAATTGCTGTCGCTTTGTATTAATGAATGGACAAACTTATTGCCAAGGCTATGAGAGGGATGAAGATCATGATAGCAATTAAAGGAATGGATATGCCTGCAAACTGCGGTGAATGCCCATTGACATATCCAGTTGGCTTTTATAGGAATCTACCATTTTCTGTTGATAAGAGCAAAGGCTGCTGTATTCTTGTCTGTGAAATTAAAGATCCAAATATTAGGCTGATAGATTGCCCATTAATTGAGATAAAGGACGGTGAATAAAAATGGAAGAAGAACAATGCCCTTGTGATGATTGTGACGCTACCTGTGATTACTGGGACAGTAAATACTGCTGTACATATTGTCGTTGGCAGTATGGAGATATTGAACCTGACTGCGAGAATTGTGACCCGATGGATATTTGAACAAGGAGAGGAGATAACATGAATAAAGTGGTTTTGCTTGGAAGGTTAACCAAAGATCCAGACGTAAAGTATACACAGACCGGCAAAGTAGTTTGCCAGTTCACTTTAGCGGTAGACCGGCCGTTTAAAGACGCTAACGGAAATAAGGAAGCGGACTTCATACCAGTAGTGTTATGGGGCAAACCGGCAGAGTTGGTCGGTAATAGCTGTCAGAAAGGACACAGGCTGATTGTAGAGGGCAGAATACAGATACGTAACTATGAGGCTAAGGACGGCAGTAACGCTGGGTAACGGAAATAATCGCAAATGGTGTGGAGTTTGTAGAGCGAAAATCTGATAAAGGCGGTACAAGCGGCGATAAAAGCGAGTTTGAGCAGTTCGGGCAAGCAGTGCCTTTCGATGAGGATATCCCATTTTGACAAGGAGTAGATAAAATGGCGAGAATACTAGACGCTTGTTGCGGTAGTCGAATGTTTTGGTATGACCGAGAGAATAAGCACACGATTTATCAAGATAACCGAGAGCTAAATACTACGTTGTGCGATGGGCGAAAACTTGAAATTAAACCTGACACTTTCGGCGATTTTAGAAAAATGGATTACGCCGACAATACTTTTGATTTAGTGGTGTTTGACCCGCCGCATTTAAACAAGGCTGGTAAAAATTCTTGGCTGGCACAAAAGTACGGAGTGTTGGCCGATAATTGGCAAGAAGATATTAAGGCGGGTTTTGAGGAGTGTTTTAGGGTATTGCGGCCTTTCGGCACGTTGGTTTTCAAGTGGAACGAGGTGCAAATACCATTTAGCGAGGTAGTTAAGTTAGCACCGGAAGAGCCGCTGTTTGGCGACAAGCGAAAGAAAACACGTTGGGTTGTGTTTTGCAAGGGCGCAAGGGCAGGAGATAGCGTATGAAGCTAATGAGTTTGTTTGACGGTAGCGGCGGTTTTCCGTTGGCAGCTAGTCTGTGTGGGATAGAACCTGTTTATGCGGCAGAGGTGTTTTAAGGCGGTGGAGCAGTGAAAAAATTAAAGACGAAAATATTAAACCTCATCGACAGAGCCTTGGCTAGAATGGGCTACATCGAAATCGAACCGGCACCAACGCTGTATAGGGTAACTACATGGTTTACATATCAGTTGCCTAATGGCTTGAGAGGAAAAACTAGTTATAAAGGCTTAATGAGTTGGGATATGACAGGATATGGCGATTATGTATTAACAGTGTCAATGCGCAATGCTCTAGCCTGTTTGGCGTTACAAGGAACGTACCCTACAACCATTACAGCCGTTAGCAAAGAAGAATACGAAAAATAAGGCGGTGTGCGGGCAATGAGGAATAAAAAAACAATAAAAGAGTTCAGAGCTTTTTACATAATGGCTTCTTCTGTTTATGCTAAATCGTCAAGGAAACGCAAGTGGGGAGTAATCGTGCAATGCAACAAAAAACATGGTAGACCAAGTTCCGAACATCCATGGGAAGTTATTATACCTAGAATAACAGTAATGCCGGGTTGGATAAGCTGGTAATTTAAAGGAGTGTGCGCTGGAGTAGGTATGGAGATTGGCCAGTATTTAGTTTGGAAAGTCTTGATGTAGAGAGGAGTAAAGGTAATGGCCCGTAGTTTTAACGAAAAAATGGAAAAGAAACGACAAGCAGAATATAATCGCTGGAAAGCAGAATGTAATCCGGTATGGCATCGCAGAAATCACTGGTTGCCTAAGTACGAAGAAGATGGCACATGGGAGGATAGCAGGGCGTATAATGTGGAGTTAGGCTGTGACCTTAAAGGTTATGTGGAAACAGTAAGAACATATAATGCCGCAGGAGAGCTTATAAAAACAGAAGAAGTTACCTTTAATGGCAACGGAAAGATTGTAGACAGAAAGGTGCTATGAAGTGTGGAAAGTGCTGATGTAGAGAGGGGTAGAAAATTGATAGATTGCGAAAAGTGTTACAGGCTGAAAAGTTGTGGGGACAGATATTATTGTGCGTTTATAGGTTTAAATCCTTGTATTAGAGGAGAACATACACCAGTACAAGAGTATAAAGGTGCAGCAAATCCGCTAACATCGACAGATTCACGTTTAGCTCATTTACAAGAGCAGCAACGTAGGCGTGAGGAAGCTAGGGAAAGGAAAGAAACAGAAGCGGGAAAAGAGCACTACAAGCCGCACAAAACTATAAAAGTAGTATTTAGGGATATCATGGATAAACACGGTGGGATTCCGATATTTCAACCGCTTGGAAATTCGGCATCGTCTAAAGCATTTGACTGGAGCGATATGCATACAACAATTTTTGAAATGGGGTTTGCTGGGTGGGATGTTCCGGCGATTGCTCAAAAGCTGAATGTGAGCAAAAATACGCTATATTCATACATCGGTAGATATAGGGGGTAGCAAATGACTATAGAGGAGATAAAGGCAAAGCTAAAAAGATATCGTTTTATTGCGGGGCTATTATGGACGGTGAACCCGAATGAACATACTAAAGTTAGAAAGATCAATAGCTTTATTAAAACCAATCATCTGGAAAATGCCTATGAATGAGAAAAGGGATGCTTATATAACTTTATTGACGGCTGCTCAAAAGCAGATACCGCAAGAAGTAAATTTGGTAGTCGAAGAGCATTTTATACCAAACTGTCCTTTTCCACAACAAATACCTAAAGGCTGGGCATGTCCTGTATGCGGACGTGAGGTAGATGATGGTGCTCACTACTGTAAATACTGCGGCCAAGCTATATGTAATGATTAAGGAGTGAAGACATGAATTATCCTGATCTAATAAAATGGATATTTGAATTTGTATATGAACATTGGATATTAACGTTTTTGTTTATATTAGTTTTAAGAAGGTTTAGTATTTTTACAATAAATCTATCAGATAAGAAGGGCGATACAAATGTTATTAACAATAGAAAGCAAGTTTAATATAGGTGATAATGTACATGTGCCCAAGGGAGAACGTAAAGTACTTGGTGTTAAATTAGATTCTAAAGGTATCTTATATTTGCTTGAAAGTGCAGACGGTACGAGAGAATGGGTGCGAGAATATTGGATTGTTGTGGGCGAACAAGAACATAAACACGAAGAGTTTGAGGAGGCTATTTTGAACCAACTTGTAGAAGACAACATAAATCCTTTTGGAGCATTATTTAGGCGATTTAGAAAGAAAAGCTAGAAGGAGACTGATATGCTAATAGAACAGTATATTAAGCATGTAGAGCGATACTTTTGGGATCGTAAGCAAATACAAAAAGTTGTTGATGAAGAAAAAGAGCAGCGTACTGCAAGGAAAGGGCATACGGGCGGTGGGGGGCATGCTTTTATCAGTAATCCAACAGAAACAGCAGCATTAAAAAACATTGAGCCAGTACGTATGATATCGTTTGGATATGGACCATATCAGTCGATAATAATGAACCCGGAGCTATGGCTTGAAGTTGTCGCAGAAACCTATAAGATACATGAGAATCAGCTTACTGGTAAAGTTATGTATCAAAAATATGAAAAAAGGAAGCCGATGAAAACAATTGCAGAATTAAACGGTGTGAATAGAGATACTTGTTATGAATTTCGCAAAGAGTTCCTTAGGGATGCTGTTGGTTTGGCGTTGAAAAAAGGTTTGATAAAATAAAAAAAGTTTCCGACATATTACCTGTTTTGATGAGTTAAAATAGTATTGTAAGTAAGTGGGCTTACAATAAAGCCATACGCAGTAATCCGCTCACTATCCGAGCAAGTTATAAACCGTATGTGCATATATTTGGCTATGGTGTTCGCCGTATGATGGCATATGATAGCTGCAATTTATCATATGAATGATGCGGATAACTACCCATAGCTCCTACCGTGCGGCTTGCAGCGGTCGCACTGGTAGGTTCAAAACAACGGCATGAGAGACGGTAACTGTACGCAGCCCGTGAAGAAGCCCATAGAACGCAGAGCACCATATCTGTAGACTTGGGGTAGCCTTACCGTTGGGGTGATACAGCGGCATATTTAATCTACATAAATAATTTAGTCTTAAAAAGCCGTTGAAACACGGTAATATATATCAGAATTTAGCATATAACTTAATATAAACTGTTGGCAATGTGAATAATTTGCACATTGCTTTTTTATTTGCAAGGTGGTGATGGAATGAAGATGAACCTAACCAGCAAGATCAGGAAGATAATAAAAGCCTTAGAAATGAGAGGCTTTATATACCTCTATTCAAGGGAGCAAGTATATAGCCAGAAGCTATCTAAGGTATGTACTATGTACAGAATAGATTACCTCATGCCATGGGGAGAATACAAAAAGAAATTCCCGGATAAGGCAGAGCGAAAAAAGAATAAGGGTGTAAGCGTTAGGGTAGAAATGGCTCGGTCATTTAGAGAAATAGCTATTCTGTATTATTTGGTGAATGTATTAAAGGCAGGTGATAGTAGTGGATGAGATCAGCCAAGCACAGAAGAATTTTGTTGATTACTTTATAGAGAGTGGGAATCAAACAGAAGCCTATAAAAAGGCTTATCCAAAGTGTAAGAATGATAATTCAGCGGCGGCTAGTGCTAGTAAATTGCTAAGAAATAACAAGGTAAAGCAATATTTAGATGCACGAATGGCAGCAGTTGATAGTGATAAGATTGCGACAGCTGAAGATGTTCTTGAATATTTAACAAGAGTAATGCGTGGAGAAGAAAAGGACCAGTTTGGATTAGATGCTGGACTAAGTGATAGGACTAAGGCAGCAGAACTATTGGGTAAGCGCTATATGCTGTTTAAAGAACAACTAGATGTAAATCTTGAAGGCGATATTGCTGGTTTAATTGCTAGCCGTCGTAAGAAGGGTGATAGCGATGCCTAGAGTTGCTTTATCAGAAAAGGATATAAAGGCATTAACAGACTTTCTTGGAAGTGTCAGTAAAGATCCTTTGGAGTTCGTACGGCTTGCATTCCCGTGGGGAGAACCTAATACTCAACTTGAAGACAAAGAAGGACCTGATGAATGGCAGATAGAACTGCTGAACGATATCAAAGAAGGATTAAAAACGCCAGATCAGGTTATCCGTGAAGCCGTTGCATCCGGACATGGCATTGGTAAGTCTGCTATGGTGGCATGGATTATTCTGTGGGCTATATCGACACATGAAGATACAAAGGGCGTTGTTACAGCGAATACAGATACACAACTCAAAACAAAAACCTGGGCAGAGTTAGCTAAATGGTATTACTTGTTTGTAGCAAGAGATTTATTCACTTATTCAGCAACAAGCATTTATTCTAACCAAGAAGGTCATGAAAAGACATGGCGTATAGATGCAATACCATGGAATGATAGTAACCCTGCAGCGTTTGCGGGCTTACATAACCAAGGCAAGCGAACTCTGGTTATATTCGATGAAGCTTCTGAGATATCGGATATCATTTGGGAAGTAGCTGAAGGTGCAATGACAGATGCTGATACCGAAATCATTTGGTGTGTGTTTGGAAATCCTACTCAGAGTAGTGGACGTTTTCATGCTTGCTTTCATAAAAACAGAAGTTTATGGAACCGTAAACAAATTGATAGCCGAACTGTTAAGATAAGTAACAAGGCCGAACTTGAGGGTTGGCGGGTGCAATACGGCGAGGATAGTGACTTCTTTAAAATTCGCGTGAAGGGCGAATTCCCTTCGGCTAGTGAGAAACAATTTATTAGTACCGCCTTAGTTGATGAAGCAAGACGTAGGACGTTACAAGAAAAGCAATTTAGATTTGCTCCTGTGATTATAGCCTGTGATCCTGCATGGACAGGAGGAGACGAAACAGTTATTTATCTTAGGCAAGGGCTATTCACGAAAAAGCTGTTTGCGACTACTAAGAACGATAACGACATTGAAATAGCAGGCATATTAGCCAGATTCGAGGACGAATACAAGGCTGATGCGGTGTTTATTGATCTAGGCTATGGTACAGGAATCAAGAGCGCTGGTGACGCATGGGGCAGATCGTGGACACTGATTGCTTTTGGTGGGAAGTCAAACAGGCCAGACTGCAAAAATAAACGTGCTGAGATGTGGGCTAATATGAAAGATTGGTTGAAAGAAGGCGGGGTTATACCAGAAGATGACCAGACTTTAGCGGATGATTTAATGGGTCCTGAAACAGTACCTAATACTAGCGGATTAATACAACTTGAAAGTAAAGAAGCTATGAAAAAGCGAGGTGTTCCCTCTCCTAATAGAGCAGACGCACTAGCTTTAACTTTTGCTCAATCTGTTGTAAGCAGAGAACAGGCGATAACAGAAGCACAATTTGATAATAGACAAAGGGTTTATGATCCGTTTGCCGGTATGTGAAGGGAGGTGAGACTATGCATAAGATTATGATGCAGTTACATGGTGGCGGCGGTGGATTCGGTGGCAGTGTTGAGCCTATAAAACAAAGCGCCCCTGGCAGTACAGCAGCGGCCACTATTGATAGTGCGACAGAGGGAGAGAGACAAAGCCTGCTTGAAAAACTCTCTAAAGCTCGTGGCAGAAGCTTTACCAATAAGACTGGCGGGCAGCTTACCTCTGATAGTGTCAAGAAAATGTTGTTGGGAGAATGATTATGGATATCAAAGATATGCTGCGTGACAGCGATAAATTAACACGAAAACAACATACTATCTCCCAGCTTTATACATTGCGCAGCCAATATGAGCCAACGTGGAGGATGCTTAGTCGGTATATAAATCCGACAAGGGGCAGGTTTGAGGAAGATATCCAAAGCACAGAAGGGCATAGACGTGACGAATACCTTATAGACCCACATCCCCAAAAAGCAGTTGGTAAATGTGCAGCTGGTATCCACAGCGGGTTGACATCGCCGTCAAGGCCTTGGTTTGAACTTGGTCTGCAAGATGAAGAAAAAGCTAATTACCACGCTGTAAGGATGTGGTTAGATGATTGCCAGGAGATTATGAGCAGCATTTATTCTAAGAGCAATGCTTATAATATGCTGCAGCAGATTGAGGCTGAAATGGCTCAATTTGGTACAGGGGCTTCTCTGATGCTGGAAGACTACAATTATGGCATATGGATGAGGCCGTACACCTGCGGTGAATATGCTGGTGGTGTAGATGCAAGGGGAAGAGTTTATACGTTCGCTAGACGCTTCAGGTTAAACGCAGACCAAATCGTTAAAGAATATGGTATTGATAACGTATCGGAAAGCGTGAAATCTGCTTATAATAACGGAAATATCACAACATACTTTGATATTGAAATGCTTATAGAGCGTAATGATGATTATGATCCTAACAAATTGTCTTTAGGCAATTTCCCCTGGCGCTCATATCACTATGAAAAAGGTGCTAATGACAAATTCCTGAAGATATCAGGTTTTAGGGAATGTCCATTCCTCATGCCACGCTGGACCTTGATTGCAAATGGTGTATATGGCTCTGGACCTGGTCATAATGCTTTGGGCGATTGTATGCAGTTGCAGAAGATTGAGAAGAATAAACTTAGGGCTATTGATAATGCTGCAGATCCGGCGATGGCATTTCCTGCTTCAATGAAGAAGCTTGACAGAATGCCAGGAGGACTAAATTTTTATCCTGATGGAACTGTACAGCAGGCTTATCCACTTGTGGACCCAAGAGCAAAGGCCTATGAAGGCATAGGAGCATTGTCTGAGGAGAAACGGCGGTCGATAGCTGAAACGTTCTATAATGATTTGTTTATGATGATTACATCTCAGGATGGACCTCAAATGACTGCACGTGAGATTGCAGAGCGGCATGAAGAAAAGCTCCTGATGTTGTCCCCGGTACTTGAGCAAATGCACAATGAGGTTTTAGAACCTATGACGCTTCGCACTTTTGATATTTGTTTGAGACATGGGTTGTTTCCGCCTATGCCGGAGGAGATTGACAAAAGCGAATTAAAAGTATCCTTCATTTCTATCTTGGCTCAAGCCCAGAAAATGGTTGAAATACCTGCTATTGAGCGTACAGTTGGATTTGTTGGTAATCTTGCTGCTGCTCAGCCTGAAGTGCTTGATATCATCAATCTTGATGAAGCTGTACGAGGTTTCGCAGAATCTACTGGCGTCAAAGAAAAGATAGTGCGTGATGAAAACGAAGTAGCTGAACTTCGCAAACAGCGTGCTCAGGCACAGCAGGAACAAATGCAAGCTGAACAGATGGCTGCTGCTGCGCCTGCTGTTAGGGATTATGCTGATGCGGCCAGGTTGATGAGTGAAACACCTGCTAATGGTGGCAATGCATTAGATCAATTGCTGGGAGGCGGGATTTAATGAAAAACAAAAAAATGAATATGCTTGCACAACAAGCGCTGGACGACTTGGACGTTATTATGCGGACCGAGAACGGACGGCGTTTTATTTATGCCATTTTGGAAAGCACAGAGGTCGAAACAGCGGTTTTTTCAGCTGAGCCATACTTCAATGCTTTCTTATCAGGTAAACGTGCTGTAGGTGTTGATTTGTTAAAGAATATCCGGATGCTGAACGATGGACATTCTTTAGAGATGCTGATGCGTAATGAAGCAGAGAGCGCTAGACACCCTCCTGATTTAGAAGATGATGACCTTTTTAAAGTAGATAACGACATAGCGGAGGTAAGACATGAATAAGTTTACACAAATATTTTTTGAAGCAGATGGTGCTGGTGGAGGCGGTGAACCTGCTCCTTCCGGTGACCCGTTTGTAATAGAACCTGCTCCTGAAGGTGAGCCGAGTGGAGAGCCAACGCCTGCAGGTGACGGTGATCCTGTAACTACACCTAAAAATGTATTTGATGATCCTGTGCAAGAGCCTGTTGTTCCTGACAAATATGAGTTCAACCTACAGGAAGGGCTGGAACTTTCGCCAGAATTGGAAGCTGATTTTACAGCGATTGCTAAAGATGCAAAGCTTACTCAGGAGCAGGCTACTAAGCTGATTGATTTGCATAGCAAAGTAGTTTTAGACGTTATGCATAAGCAGGAGGAAATTGTAGACGGTTGGACTGCTGAATGTCAAAAGCAGGGGCTTATTTCTCGTGAGAACATTGCTGCTGCTAAATTAGCTGTTAATACTTTTGGCGGTGGTGAGGCTATGCAGGTACTTGTAAATACAGGTGTGGCCAATCATCCGGCAATACAAAAAATGCTGCAAAACATTGGAGGCTTGCTTATGGAAGACCAACCGCCTGATGGGCAAGCGCCTAAATCTAAGGAACTGGGCGACGCCGAGTTGTTTTTCCCCGGCGGCGGGTTCAAATAAAAATATTAAGGAGTGGTAAATAATGCCAGATTTGACAGGTTTCGCAACCCTTCAAGACTTTGCGTCTCGTCAAGGGTTCGACAAAAAGTATCAAAGAATTATTGAACTGCAAAGCAAAACAAATAAGATTTTAAAAATTATGCCGTTCAAAATGTGTAACTCTAAGGACTATGAGGAAGCTACATTGCGTTATTCTCTGCCGGAAGTAGCGTGGAGAATGATTAACCGCGGGACTAAGCCGAGCAAGTCTAAAACTAAGCAAGTATCTTTTACTTGCGGTGAGATGGAAGCGCTGGCTGAAATCGACGAAAAGCTTGCACGAAAGAATAATATGCAGGCTTCTTGGATGATGAGTGAGAATGCTGCTTTTCTTGAAGCAATGAACCAAGAAATGGCGACTACGCTTTTCTATGGCGATGAGAAGATCAACCCTGCAGGATTCACTGGTTTAGGCGCTTATTTTTACAGTAAGACCAATCAGGAAGATATTTGGGCAGACCAAATCATTGATTGCGGCGGCACAGGTGATAATCTGACTTCTGTATGGTTTGTAGGCTTTGGAGAGCAGCAGGTATACGGCTTGTTTCCAGAAGGCGATACAGCAGGTTTTACGCATGAATATTTGGGTAAACAAAAAGTAACAAATGATAAAGGCGAGGTATTCTTTGCTCATACCAATAAATATAATTGGTCCATGGGCCTTGCGGTTAAAGATCCTCGTTATGTTGTGCGTTTGGCCAATGTTGATTTAAAAGATCCTGCTACTACTACAATCTTCGACAAATTGATCGAGGGTTATTATCAGATTGAAAATCCTGATAATGTCAATTTGCAGATCTTCTGCAATAAGCAGTTTGAGGCTTTTATGGCTAAGGCTGCACGTAATGACAAAAATACTATGCTGTCTATTGATACAGTTGAAGGAAAACCTGTTGTTAATTTCTGGGGCGTTCCGTTCCAGCGTTGCGCAGCTATTCTGAATACTGAATCTCAGCTTGTTTAAAAAGGAGGAATATAAAATGGCACGTATTGATGCTCAATTATTGCTGTCTGAGAATCAGGCCGTTACCGGCGCAAGCGCAAACAGCAATGTTATTGATTTAGGAAGTACAGGCGGGTTTATGCATCCGCTGTACTTTGACGTAAAACTGACCACACCAATGACTTCCGGCAAGATTACTAAGGTTAAAGTACAATCTTCTGCAACTGAGGGATTTGATAGTCCTGCTGATGAGGTTGAGGTAAGTGTACCTGATTCTTTGATTCAAACAAGGGCTTGTACTGTGGCACAATTCTTTTCTCCAATCAAATACGGTAATCGTTATATTAGATTGGTTTATACAGCTAGTGAGGCTGTGGGCGGCAAGGTCTTTGCTTATATGACTGACGGCATTCAGGTAACTTTATAATGGCTACTTACAAAGTAAAGCGTAATTGTTTTACTTTGGGTCGTATGTATAGGCGTGATGATATTGTAATGCTTGCAGATAATATTAAGGTTCCTGAACATTTTGTGAAACTTAATAGACCAGCAGCAGTATCTTCCGGTAATGACGATCCGCGTTATCTCCAATATGAAGCAATGAACTTTAATGATTTAAAAGAATTGGCCAAAGAACAGGGAATAAAAACAAGTCAGAAATCCAGGGAAGCTATTATTAATGAATTAGTGGCACTGGCGCAAGATTAAATAAGCCGGGGGCATATGTCCCCGGCTTTCTTTATAACAGAGGTGAAATTATGGATAAGGTTGAGATTTGTAATATTGCACTTAATCATATAGGCGTAGCTACAATAGAACGGCTTGACGAAGCCAGCGAACCGGCACGAGTATGCCGTCGCTGCTATGACTATGTTAGACAGGCCGTGTTAAGGAAATTCCCCTGGACATTTGCTACAAGAAGTGTACAGTTAGCTGCTCTTCAAGATGTGCCTCCTAACTGGAAGTATGCATATCGTTACCCTGCTGATGCAGTATGCCTGAGAATGATGTATAACGAGCATTTTTGTGGTCTGCCGAGGGATAACCAATATAAAATCGTTTCGGATAAACAGGGAAAAGCTATTTATACTAATATCGGCAATGCCTGGATTGAATACACTGTAGATGTTACCGACGCAGATTTATATGATGCTCAATTTGTAGAAGCATTTGGATGGAAGCTCGCTGCAGAAATTGCTTATGCGTTGACTGGCAAATTGGATTTAACGCAGATGTGTATCCAGGCTTATAACGCTTATTTTGCAGAAGCCAGTTCTACTGACGCTGATGAAGAACATTTGCTGGATCCGCACATTGACAGATTAGCGGCAGCAAGATTTACGGGGGCATAATTATGGCACTCTATCAATTAAAATCAAGTTTTGCCGGCGGTGAATTGTCACCGTCTATGTATGGACGTACTGATATTGCTAAATATGACAGCGGGGCTGCTGTTTTAAGAAATTTTTTCGTTCTGCGTTATGGTGGCGCTGCTAATAGACCAGGCTTTAAGTTCATAGCGCAGACTTATAATAATAAAAAGGCTGTGCTAATACCGTTTATGTACAGCACAGATCAAAATTATATTGTTGAAATTACTGCTGGCAGATGCCAGTTTTATACAGATGGTGGTATTGTTGTTAAAGAAGATGGCACACCATATAGCATAGAAAACTTTTTTGCTAGTAAAGATTTAGAAGATGCTGCAAAAATAAAATATACACAGAGTGCTGACGTGCTTTTCATTGTTCATCCGGAACATGCGCCGATGACACTTACAAGATATGGCAATTTAGATTGGCGCTTTGAGGCAATGGATATTACAGGCGGACCGTTTGATGAAACTAGGTATAATAATAATAGCATCATTACTAAAGTATTAGAATGGAGAAAACCAGGTGCATATAATATAACAATACCGTCTTCGGCGTTGTCAATAAATATTGAAATGGCTGGAGGCGGTGGCGGCGGTGGCGGTGGCATAGAAAGAAAAACTGAACATCTTTCAACCAAATTTAGTGGTGGAACAGGTGGAAGAGGTGCTTTTATAACAAAAGAAATATTAGAAATACCTTCTGAACCAATTTCTTTAATAGTTGGTGCAGGAGGTACAGGTGGACAAGGAAAACAAACTGGAATTGCTGGTAGTGCTGATAATGGTAATAGTGGTGGGACTTCCAGTGCTTTAGGAATCAATGCATTGGGTGGCGGTGGCGGAAAAGGTGCAACTGCTGCTGATGATGGTGGTAATGGCACAAGTTATGGATCCGGTGCTCTTGGTGGCAATGGTGGCTATGGTAATGTTAGTGGTATGAGTGGTAATGATGGTTGGATTAGGCTTTCATACACTTTATCTATTGGCAATAATGCAACAGTAAAAGCTTCGGAGGTGTATGGTGACATAACCCTGACTGCTTCTTCGGCTATTTTTTCCAAGGGTGATGAAGGGAGTCTTTTTTCTCTAACTCACTTTTTAAAAACAGATTACAAAAAAGGGACACCAATTAGTACAGGTGGAGATCTGCAGGTTAGCGTATTGCCGAAATCCAATGTCTATGTAGAAAGTTTTGGTTTTTGGGATGGTAATTTTAGTTTGGAAAAATATGATCCTGTTTCTTTGCAATGGGTAAATGTAAGAACACAGAGTGGGAACAGAAGCCAGAATTATAGCTTGACTGAGGAGAACACGTCTGAAAGTATTGCCAGTTATAGAGTTACTTCTACTGAATTTAATACAGGCGTTTGGAGCGGTGAAAATGAGAAGCAGAGAGGCTATATAACCATTCAAAGCATCGGCGGAGATTATACGGGACATGTATTGATCACTGAATATGTCAGTCCTACAGTAGTGAAAGGGACTGTAAAAAAACAGTTGGCTTCTACAGATGAAACCCGTGATTTTGCTTTTGCTGCTTGGAATGGTGAAAAAGGGTATCCTTCTGCAACAGGCTTTTATGAAGACCGGTTAGTATTTGCGGGAAGTAAAGGATTTCCGCAGACATTCTGGACAAGTAAAACAGGAGACTATTATAACTTTGGAACAAGCATACCGTCTGCCGATGATGATGGAATTACGGCTACTTTAAACGGTGGACAAATGAATGGCATTAAGGCAATTATAGCTTTTGGTGAAATGCTGCTGTTAACAGCCGGCGGTGAATTTAAAGTAAGTGGCGGAGGCAAAGCCATTACAGGAAGCAATGTTTTAAGTCAACCGCAGGAATATAGGGGTGTGTCAGATGTTAATCCTGTCACTATCGGCAGCAGGATTATTTATGTGCAGCACCAGGGCAATATCATACGTGACCTTGCTTACAGCTATGATGTTGATAAATATACCGGTGATGATTTAAATTTATTGGCTTCGCACTTGTTTGAAGGGCATAAAATAATATCTATGACCTATCAGCAGATACCTAACAGTATTGTTTGGTGTGTGCGTGATGATGGTTTGCTGTTAGGGCTTACCTACATAAAGGAACAGGATATCTACGCATGGCACCAGCATACCACGGCAGGCGGGAAGTTTGTTAGTGTATGTAATATTGGAGGAGCAACAGAAGATAAGTTATATGCAGTAATTGAGCGCGGCGGGCAGTATTATGTGGAAATAATGGAAAGCCGTGATAAAAGTACTAATGTAGAGGATCAGTTTTTCGTAGACAGTGGTATAACCTATGAAGGAGAGCCGACCGATGAAATATCAGGTCTTGAGCATTTAGAAGGGTATACTGTGGCTATATTGGCTGATGGAAATGTACTTCCTCAGCAAACTGTAGAAAACGGTAAGGTTCTTCTTGGAAATAAATACAAGAAGGTCCATGTAGGGCTGCCTATAGATGCGGAAATAAAAACACTGCCTATAGATTTTACAGCTCAAGATGGCACGTATTTAAGTCGGAAGAAACGAATTGCTACAGTTACATTATTACTTAAAGATAGCCGTGGTGGATTATTTGGAATGAAGGAGAATGAATTAGATGAATTTAAATGGCGCAGTAATGAAGCCTATGGGGAACCGATTAGTTTGCAAACAGGTAAGTTTAAAGTAACTATCAAATCTGCTACTTATGATGAAACTCAGCAGATAATAATTAAACAGCCTGATCCGTTGCCGATGACTGTATTATCTTTGATTCCGGAAATAGAAGGGTAAGGTGTATTATGGCAAAGTATGAATTTGTAAAGCCAACAAGGGCAGATGCGGAGTATATAGCGGCTAATCTTAAACCAGATAATTACAGTGAACTATTTTGTGCTATTGGCCCTAACGCTCTTGATGATATTTTAGATGGATTGAAGCATAGCGATGAAATCGGCTGCCTGCATATCAACGGCGTACCTGCTGCTGTATATGGAGTGAGAAAAGCTTCGATAATGAGCGACGAGGGGCGCGTATGGCTGCTTATGACGAAGGAAACGGAGAACCATAAGGTATTTGTCGGAAGGCAGACTAAAAAGGCTGTAAGAGGGCTTTTAAAGAGATACGACAGGTTATATAATTGGGTCAACGTTGGAAATGATAATATAATGCGTTGGCTTAAATGGCTTGGCGCAGAAATACATGAACCAGCGCCGCATGGAGTTTATAATCTGCCGCATCACTTTTTTGAGTTTAGAAAGGATGATGAATAATGGGCGTAGCGGCAACAATAGGCGCCACTCTTTTGGGTGGCTTTATTTCGGGCAGAGCGCAGCAGCAGCAATATAACGCTGCCGCTCAACAGGCAGAGGTAAATGCTCAGATAGCGAATCAGAACGCAGATAAACTGCAGGCACAGGCTGAAGAACAGTCTAAGTCAAATACTATCAACGAAGAAAATAAACGCCGTCGTATGAACGCTATGTTAAGCCAGCAGAGGGCTAATATAGGTGCTTCCGGTATAACAGCTTCAGGCAGTGCGGCAAACGCTTTAGCTGACAGTGCGTATAATATGGAAACAGAGCTTGCTATTGAACGCTATAATTCAAGGCAAGGCGTTGAGAATATTTTTCAGCAGTCTACTGACCTTATTAATCAACGTGATATCTATAATCAAAATGCACGCAATTACCGTAAAGCCGGTAAGCGTGCACTTATGAATAATATGCTTATGAGTGGGTTATCCCTTGCAGGTAGTTTATACAGTCCTAAGAGCGCAGGAAAGCAAGGTGCTTCCTCCAGTTCTTCAACTCCTAGTGTAACAACAGGTGCTACATATCAATTCAACAGTAGTGGAACTGGCTATAGACAAGGCAATTACAGTTATTTCCCGATGAAGCCGAAAACTTACTTCTAAAGTGAGTTGATGAAGAGAGCATAGTTAAGTAATACGGACTGTACTTGCATTAGGACGGAATGTATTATATAATAAACGAAAAGAGATAGTTTGATATTGGCGTGTCAGCTCTCTCCTGAATAAGTTAAAACTTGAAAAGAGATAGTTTAACGTGTGGTAGCGTTAGCTCATCTCGTAACAAGAATGTGATTGAAAACGAGCCCGCGACCTTACGTTGGGCTTATTTTCTTGCTATCTTACGGCAAGAATAATGGTAGCCACGAGAATACCAAACGCTATCATTAGGGATAATGCTTGATATATGCTCATAGGATCACCACCAATCAGTTACGGACTGATAAGCCAACATAGTTAAACTATCTCGGACAACATTATAACACACCTTTAAGCGCTTAACAATTTGTTAAAGCGCTTTTTCTATACCCAAAAGGAGGCTAGAATATGGCAATCGACATTTTCCAAGTAGGTGCGCAGTTAGGAGCGCCGGCAAGTAAAGTATCTAATGTCCGCTATGATAACAGCGGGCAGCAGGCTGTTGCAAGAGAATCATCTCAGACCGGTAGAATTATTCAGGCCGGTGTTGAACAGGTAAGAGAGCAGATCATAAGAACCGACGTTCTGCAGGCTAATAATGAGTATGTAAAACGTACTAACGATCTAAGAATACAGTTGATGCAGAAAAAAGAAAAAGGTGCTCTTGACATTGTCGGTGAGTATGAAGCTGGTGAAAGAAAGATACGCAGCGAGCTTATGGCTCAAAGCCCTCAAAGCGTAAAGTACGGCAAAGGTGCTATGTTATTTGATTACAGCACCCAGCAAACTGATAATGCTAATCGCAGAGTTTTGGGGCAATACAGAGCGCAGCAGTTTGAAGCCTGGCAGAATACTACTTTTGCTAATTCTATAAATAGTTCTGTTCAAAAGGCTGTTTTATCTCCTAATGACCCTGCAGTTATAGCCGATGTACAAAAAGAAATTGATTACGCCATAAATTCCAGATATGGAACATATGGAAGAGAAAGGCTTGATTTAGAGTATAGAAAATGGACTGGAGTCTTAGGTCAGGCGTTGATAGACAGAAGTTATGCTAATGGCGATATAAATACGGCCGAAGCTTATGTTGAAAAATATGGTCCTTATATGGATCCTGGCGTAACGAGTGCCTATGCTAAAAATGTTTATGCTCGTAAACAAGAAGAACGGCTGTTTAACATGGGACAGAACCTTTATGCTACTTTTGGTGAGGATGAAGGCGCTGCACGTGATTATATCTTTGGCGATAATTTTAAAACAGAGGTTGATGGTAAGGCGATTGTAAAAGCAGCTAGTGCAGATATAGGTAATAATTATGGTGAGAATACTTGCACTATTAGTATCAATAGATGGTTGAGATCTGCTGGAGCTAAAGAAGGAAATACGTGGGCGCCAACCAATATGGAAGATGCAAAGGACAATGGAGTATTTTTTACCCAACGGAATCAGCTTCGAAATGGTGATATTGTTTATTGGGATTGGGAAGATAATGACGACAGCGATCATGTAGGGGTTTATGATGCTTCTACAGGAAAAGTAATTCAAAGCGGTACGCATGGAGTTGCTGCTTTGGATTTAGATCATTATAAAGTTTTAGGTTTTGCTCATCCGATAAGCGATGCGCCTACGTTGGAAGATAGGCAGAAGGCCTGGAACAATTATGTGCAACAGAAAAATATTAATGATGCTATTAAAGCTAATCAGCAAAATATGATCATAAAAAATATAGAACAAAGATTATGGGACAATTTTAAAACAGGTATTATTGATTCGCAGGATATGAGAAATATGGTTTTTAGTGCTTCTGGTGGAGATGCAGATGTAGAACGGACGCTATTAAAATTCGGTGATGATTTAATAGGCATTCAGACAAAAGCTGCCGCTGCGGTATCTAATAGTGGCATTTATAAATCAATCAAGGATGCAATTACGAATAGCACTGTAACACCAGCCGAAGCAGTATCGTTAATCAACCAAAATGCAACAGTCTTGGGTGAAGCAGATAGAAGCAGGTTATTGGCTTTTGCTAGAAATCAAGATCCAAGAAATAAGGATGTTGATAAACAGTTAGCTACTATGATCAATGAAGCACTTTCTGATCCAGTGGAAAGAGGAGAAGCTCAAATTTACTTGGATAATGCAATAGAAGATAAAACTGATCCTCAGAAAAGATACGACGCTGGATATGGTGTATTGTATGGGACAAAGGATAAACCGGGAATTTTGCAGAATAAAGCTATTTTTAAAAATTATAATAGCAAACAGCGTGAATGGGGTTCGTTAAAGAGCAGTCTATCTCCTAAGCTTTATCCTTATATAGATGCTTATCAGATACAGAATGGCAATAATATTGATTTGGGACAGGCAAAAACAATCTTTGAATCCATAAACCCGAATGATAAATATCAGATTTCAGCGCTTCAATATGCTACGGTTTATAATAGTCCGATGGATATTCAAGAACTCAATAAGCAAATTGCGGCTATGGCAGTTCGTGATGGTGTAGATGCAGCTCCGCATTTACTGGAGATGCCACAGCAGAATGAAACCGCAGTACAGCAAAATGAAAGTGCTCCCTGGTTCAGTGATTGGGGAGCCAGTGAGCGTACTGGTTTAGCGGCAATGAATTTCAGTGATGCTATTGAATCTATCAAACAACGTCACTTAGCGGCATTAAGAGGAGAAATTAACGAGGAGTGGTAATATGGCAAGGTCTGTATTGTACGATGTAGCAGCAGCAGGAAAGTTTATACCAGACGATTTAAAGACTAAAGCATTACAAGGTGCTAATGCAAATAATATATCGCTTCAAATGGCAGCTCGTAATCCTGATTATTATTTACCTAAAAACTTTGATTATGACTGGAATAAATATGAGAAGATCGCACCAAGAACAGCAGAGGCGTTAAAAGACCCTGTGCTTATGAGCATTGCCGGTACTAAAGCTGCAGAATTTTGGGGCGAGCAAGAAAATAACTGGAAAAGTATTACAGCGCTGAAAAATGGTTTTAAGAATGTTGCTCGCAGCGGTTATGGTGCAGTTGCACTGCTTGCTGATTTGGGTGCAGATAAAAAAGATGTTGACTTGACAACGGAATCCAAGGTTTTTAGCGCAGATACAATAGGACGGCTTTTGTATGCTGTCGGTGGAGATAAGCTAAAAACTATTGGTACAGAAGCTAAACGCATTGGTGGCAGTGAAATATTTAAGCCGGAAGAAGTAAAGGCTGAAACTGCGGCAGGCCAGTTTTATTATGACTTACTGCAGAATGCACCACAATTAGCGGCACAGGTCGGCGTTGCAATCAGTACAGGCGGCTGGAGTGCTGCTGCTTTTATGGGCAGTCAGATTGCAGGCGGCCAATATTTAGATCTTACTGAAGCTGGGGTATCTAATGACAGAGCCAGAGCTGCGGCGTCTTTAAACGCTGTTGCACAGTCTGCTCTTGAAAAAGTGGGCTTGGGCAAAGTCATGGGAGCAGGAGCAAGAGCCGCTAAAATCGCAACTATGGGCGGTAAGGCCAAAGAAGTTTTTAAAACTGCATTGACAGAAGGCATTACTGAATGGATTCAGGAATACCCGGATGCTGCTGCTGAAATATGGGCTAAAAATGCGAATCTTTCCACTCAAGAGCAAATACTTAAATTTTATCATGAATTTGGAGAAATCACTAAAAGAGGCGCTTATTCCGGTGCTATTGGTGCGGTGTTTGGTGGTCTTGGAGGTTCGGTAAGCATTGCCGTAGACCGTAATGCAAATAGAGTTATGCAGGAGCAGGCTGTACGTACTGCGGAAACGATGAAAAACAGTAAGGACGTAGATATTACCGCCAGCAAACTAGTACTGAACCAAACGACAGAAGAAAAGGCTTATGTAGATGCTGAAACCCTTTTTACATATGCGCAGGCAAATCCTAACCTGGATGTAAAAGATACCTTTGGTATAGAGGTTTCTGAACTGCAGGCGGCTGCTGTTCGTGGTGAGGATATTGAAATGCCAATGGGTACGTATTGTGCGGCAGAGGCTCAAAATCCTGGCTTTTTCCAGGCTGTAAGCAATAACGTAGCTTTTGAACAGGGTGGTTATACAGAAGAACGCGCCAGAAATAAAAAAGCTCTCCAAAGCGCTTATAAAAAAGCGTTGGAGAACGACGAGGAATTTAGAACTGCAGTTGATACTTTTAGAAATGAATTGACTGAAGCGGGACTAAATCAAAAGGAAACAGGTGACGTCCTGGCTATTTTAACCAGCCGTGCTATGATTGCTAATCCTGATGACCCTATGCAGTATTTCAGAGATAACCCTTTAAGCTTCAAACGAGTTGTCAGCACTCCTAATGGCCGGTATATGCAAACTAAAAGTGCTAACGAAAAATTGCTTGAGGATGAAAATAACTTTTCTGGTATCGTAGATGAATATAAAGCCGGTACGTTGAACGAAACGAAACCATATAAGGTAATGACTACGCCGCTTGCGATAAACCTTGCAGGCGGTAAAATTTTGCCTGTAACTATTGACGGTGGCAGGATCAACCATATTTTTGAAAAACACTTTGATGGTATGACACCGGACCTTTTGAAACAATTACCACGGGCATTTGCTGATCCTATAATGGTATTAGATTCTTATTCAGGGCGGAAGGTGGTAGTGCTGGATTTGAAAGATGCGCAAGGCTCTACTATCATTGTTCCACTTGATCTTGATGTAAGCCGTGACCGTTATAAAGTAAATGCCATTAACAGCGCTTATGGTAAAGGCGGTGCTAATGGCACAAATTATAATTGGTTTATTGAGCATAATATCAAAAAAGGCAGAGTTGTATATGTAAATAAAGAAAAAACCGCCAAGTGGTTACAGTCTGATAGCAGCGATTCCGCTATCAAAGGCACCGACCTTGACGGTTTTCTTAATAATAGTATACCAGATGAAAATGCACTTCGCAAGAGACGAGAAGAAATGCAGGGATACTACCAGGCCGAAGGGAAAACTAAAGGCGCTATCACCTGGGACGAAGAAGGCAAAGCAATTATCAGCCTGTTTGAAGGTGCTGATATGAGCACTGTTATTCATGAAGCTGTCGGACATTACTTTATTGAGAATCTCATGCGTGAAGGGGCACTCCCTAATGCTACAGAGCAGATGAAAAAAGACCGTCAGACTATGCTTGATTATGCCGGTGTCACTAAAGACTGGGATAGCTTGTCGCAGGAAGAAAAAACAGCAGCACATGAACGCTGGGCAGAGGCCGCAGAAACTTATATGCTTGAAGGCAAGGCGCCCTCAAAAGAGCTGCAGCCGGTATTTAACAGGTTCAAAAAATGGCTGCTTGCTATTTATAACGCCGTTTTTTCGGATAAGCGCAGTAAAAATGCTGTTCCAATCAACGATGAAGTAAGGCAGGTTTTTGACAGGATGCTGGCAAGTGAAGATCAAATATCAGAAATGGAGCGTATTGACGGTTATTTTTCTGCTTTGCCAGATGTTGTGTTAGATACACTTTCAGAACCACGCAAGCAAATGCTGCGTAATTTTGCTGCTAAAGCTCACGATAAGGCAGTACAGTTATTAACAAAAGAAAGCCTTGTTAATTTCAATCAGGAGCGTAAAGACCGGATTCAAAAATATCGTGAAGATGTAGAGCCGCAGGTCAAAGAAGCGATTGCAAAACAGCCGTTATATATGGCTTCGGAGCAGATACTTGATATTGCATCTGATTTAAAAACAGCGAAGGGCGTAGCTAACAGATATTTAGAAGGTAATTTTGATGAAAGTAAAATGGCAACTTTTGATATGATAGCTGAAGCTAATGGTTTTACTTCCGGTGACGAGCTGGCTAAAACGATTATGTCAGAACCATCTTTTAATGGTGCGGTTAACAGACATATTGATGAAATGGTGCAAGACGCCTTCCCTGATATTTACAAAGAGAGAGGGCTTGCTGAAGAAGCTGCACGTGATGCTATGTATAATGACGAGAGCGGTCTTTTGATAAATACAGAAGCACAGCTTATTGAGGATAAAGCACAAGGCTTGTTAAAGGGTCAGCGTGATGCTGAAACTCTTAGAAAACTTGCTGTTGCACGCAGGCAAACAGCTAAAATCCAGGCGCAAATGGACCTGCAGAATAGAGTAAAATTAAAGGAGGCTTTGAATACCCAAAAGTATATTACTGCCGAAAGAAACGCTGCGGCTAAAGCTGCTGTGGCATTGGAAAATGATGATTATTCTGCTGCGGTCCGATATAAAAACGTCCAGGCGTTTAATCATGCTTGTGTAGTTGAAAGCGTAAGACTGCGTAATCAGTATGCTAAGTGGCAGAATTATTTCAGGAAGCAGGCTAAAGCTAAAAGGGAAACGTGGGGTAATGAAAGAAACTTTATTCAAGCAGCAGCAATTATGGAAAGGTTCGGTTATAAGCGTAAAGATTATTCTGATTTTGAAAAGACAGAAACTTTATCAGACTATCTGAATGATATGGATGATCTTTATGACAATGTTGCAGTTGCTGATTGGATAATGGATGAGAATGTTAGCATTACAAATCCTCGTGAACGTATGACGGCAAGCCAGCTTGAAGATATAGTAAATGCGCTTAAAAATATCAAAGCGATCGCTAAACAGGAAATGAGTATCAATGCTTTACAGAAAGGTGCTACATATGCTGAATTTAAAGCTGAAGCACAGGACACACTTAATAAGCTGAAAACTATCTGGAAACCGCAGGTTGGCGTTGCACAGCAGCCTACAGTAATGGAGAAGCTAAAAGCATCTTTGCGCAGTACGGACAATCTTTTTGAAATGATGGACGACTGGCAGTATGGATTTTTTAGCAAACATTTTGGCGCAGCTATTCGAGAAGCAGCCGATAATGAAACAAGAAAAGTTTTAGAATATGAGGAAAAAACAGCGCAGGCTTACAGGGAATGGCTGCCGGATAAAGCTGCAGAAAAGGCGGCCGATTATCAGGAAAAATATGACGAGCTAGGTACTTCTGTAGATAAGCACGTTTTAGTAAAAATGCTTATGAATTTAGGAAACGAGAGCAGTGCCAGAGTATTGTGCAGCACTAGACCGGTAGGTTTTGAAAGTTCTGCTTTGTGGGTAGATGGCGATATCGTGCAGACTAAAATCAATTTGCTTGATTTCTTAGGGCGTAATCTTACTGAAGCGGATATAAAATATGCACAGGCTAAGATAGACATTGCAGAGATGTACTGGTCTGAAATGGAAGCTCTTGAAACTCGTTGGACAGGGTTTAGTCCTAAGAAAGTAGAAGCGTCGCCTGTAGAGCTGACGTTATCAGACGGCAAGACTGTTGTTATGCGTGGCGGTTATTTCCCGCTGATGCGTGACGGTGATACTGGTTCTAAACACGCTGGGCAAGAAGTTATTTCTGATACTGACCCCAGACAAGGCCGCAATATTAGAACAATGAGCACCAGACGAGGCCATTTAAAAGAACGTGTTAAGGCTAAATATCCTGTTAATCTAAAACGTGGAGCAGAGTTTAATGTTGCTATGGATGCGATACATGATCTGTGCTTCCGTGAGGTTATGGGCGATTTCCGCAAAATTATGAACGATCAGGAAATGTATACTCTGATTAAAGAAAAATTAGGCCTGGCCGATTTCTCCGCTTTTAAAGAATATCTTGAACGTGCGGCAAATCCTCAAGGTACTAACAGCGGCTCTGTTGGTGAAAGCTGGATGGGCAGTGTTGCTAACTGGCTTAGGGCTCGTACTGTAAATGCTGCCATTATGCTTAACCTTAAAACTGCCGTTCAGAACTTGGGTAATCCCTTGCTTTATGGTAATGCTGTAGATGGTTTTGGATATAGTGATGTCGTTGCCGCTGTGAGCAATTACAGTATGAATATGCAACTTGCAGAGGGCTATAAATCGGCTAAGGAATTTGTTTACAGTAAATCCCCTTGGATGAAAGAAAGGTCTGTGCTTCCTGATATTTCCCTGCGGGATATGAAAGAAATGGAAAGCCTGAATCCTATAGAAAAGAAAGCTGTTGAATTTGGCACAAGATTGCTGGTCGCTACTGATAATCTTTCTGCTATTCCGGTATGGATGCAGGCGTATGGCAAAAAAATAAGGGCTGGTGCAGGCGAAGCAGAAGCGGTGGACTTTGCCAATACGGTTATTAGACGTACACTTGGCAGCAGCAGAGTTACGGAGGTTGCACCGCTTTTGCGTGGCGGACCTATGCTTAAACTGTTTACTACCTTCCAAGGCTTCTTCAATACACAATATAATCAGTGGGCCAGAGAGTATAATATCTTCTTAAAAGAAAAAGACATAATGCGTCTTACTTCGTTTGTGGGAGCTAAGTTTGTAATGTTTGCTTTTATAAACTTGATGTTGTCGGCCGAAGATCCATTTGAAGAAGATAAGGATGAATATAAAAAGATATCAAAAGAACTGCTTACTTACCCTATGAGTTTAGCCGGACCGGCTGGGCAGGTTGGTAATGCTATCTGGAGCAGGGCTTTAGGCATGCAGACTTACGGGTATAGAATGACTGCGGTACAAGGCACGATAGAGCAAATGGAACGTGCCGCCGGTAAGGTGCAAAAGGTTTACCAGGACAAAGCAGATTATGACGAATTGGTTGAGCCTACTGCTACATTTGTTGGAACAGCATTAGGCGTGCCTGCACAGTTAAACAAATTATTCTTTAACGGATATGATATCTTGTTCAATGATATGGAGCCGGAAGTTGGCGACATCTTTAGACGTCGGCCGAAAAAAGAACGGTAAAATAAAAATACCCCCTCAAATTTGAGGGGGTTATATTTATTGGAAGTTATGTTCGTTTTTATATTTTTTTAGTACAACTGTTTGATAAAATTCGTGAGTTAGTTTATAAGCTTTCGGCATATGTTGAGCGTTAAAGATCGAAATGTATGCTCTTAAATGCAATTCAAAATTTTTATCATTAACATTTAAATATAAATTCATTATATCAGATGTTAATTTATTTGCGAATAAAGATTCTAATTCTTCTATTGTTACTAAATCAGAATCACAGTTATTATTTAGCACATCAGAATATTCTCTGTACTTTGCATCTAAATATTCTTCTACTGCTTTTTTGTCAGAACCAGTTGCATTACAGTAATCGTTTAAAAATTCTTTGCTAGATACGGTTAACATGGTATGTTCAAGTTTCATAAAATTATGAATAAATCCATATGCATACATCAAAGAATGATAATATGGTAATACATATAAAAAAAGCATATCATTTTCCATTGCTTCTTTGTAACGAATATTAACTGAATTGGAAAAAGTGGTTTCATATGGAGTGTGTGCAAATCCTAAAAGTGCTTGTACATAAAATGAATAATATCCATCTAATATATTTAAATTTTCAAAGGCAAGTTTTAATCTAGCCGTAATATAATCTCGTACGGGGGTGTGTCTAGCATATGGATAAGAAAACACTTTATTATCTTTTGTGGAATTTCCTTTATTAGATATTTTCCATAGTAAGAAGGCAATAATTATTAAAAGTATTATAATCATTTTAGGTAACTCCTTTTTCACAATTATAACACATTTATAAATTATTGAAAATAACACTTGACTTTTTGAGTTCACTAAAATACAATGATATTGTGGAACTCAAAAAAGGAGGTGAAATAATGAGTCCAAGAATTGGCAGACCAAAAGCAGATAATCCTAAAGATATTGATCTGAAAGTGAGGGTCGATAAAAACACTAATGATGCTTTAGAAAAATATTCAAAAAAAAATAATATAACTAAAGCTGAAACAGTTAGAAGAGGGATTAAGCTTCTGCTACAAAAAGAATAAGGTATCGCCCTGTCCGCTAAAACAAGAGGCAATACCTTATAACACCACCCAAAAGGATGATAAATACATTATATCATTTCTTTTGGGACTTTGAAAGGAATGTTATGATAATGAATTTACAAATTTTTGAAAATGATGTGTTTGGGAAAATAAGAACCGTTCAACAAGAAAACGAGATTTTATTTGTTGCTACGGACATATGTAAGGCTTTAGATTTGCAGAATGTTAGCAAGTCTGTACAGCGATTGGATGATGATGAAAAGGGTATAATTTCAAGTTATACCCTTGGCGGGAATCAAAACTTACTCGCTGTCAATGAGTTTGGATTATACAATTTAGTTTTGAGCAGCCGTAAACCCCAAGCTAAAGCGTTTAAACGTTGGGTAACGCATGATGTTATCCCAGCTATACGAAAGACTGGAAAGTATGACGTTAAGCAGCAAACACTTATTGAGGAACCTTATAAGCCTACGATAAAATACTGGAAAGGCGTACCGGTGTTAACTAAGTTAGACGTAGCTATGATTCTAAAGGTTGATGCGTCGTCGATTCAAAATTATATTCGTAGACCGTGGTTTATGACAGAGAATGTAGATTTTTACTTCTTGCGTGGACATGACTTATTCGAGTACCGCAGAGAGAATAAAATCAAGTCTACAATCGCTGCCTTAATAGTACTTACCGAAAGTGGAGTTAGAAAGATATACGAAGCGAGAAATCGAAAATTTACACCTGCTGAATTGTTCCCGGTGAAATCGTCGTGTGAGCCACAAAGACCTATGCTTGTTAATGCGCCTATGAATATAGAGCTGCAGAAGAAGATAAAGGATTTAGAAGGTAAGTTGATTGCTTTGCATGAAGTATTAAATTTATATAACCGTTGTAATACTTCTGAAAAATCTCGTTGTTTTGCGAATACTCTTAATGAGCTGGGATTACAGATATTCAGTAATATTCGTGCAATTAGCGATGTAAAATTAACTTCATATGATAATTATGAAATTGGCTTCCGTTTGGGAAATATGATGACTAGATAAAATATGTAGAATAATTTTAGTGGCGGAATTTTCCGCCACTAAATTTTATCAGGAAAGTATCCACGAATATCGTGTCCTGACGAAGAAAAAAGGGCATTGGAGAAATTTGTCGAAGTTGTAAGAAGCACATCTCAAGAAGAATTTGCAAGAAAATATATAAATGAAGATAGTGATAAAATGACAGAGACAAAAAGCGAGATCTCCACCGCTGATAGAAAAGAAGTAAAAGAACAAATCAAAGGCGGTGTAAATAATGAATAAAGTGCGGAAATCATTTAGGGAGCTGTTGAACAAATTGTCTCCGGCGCAGCTTGAAGAAGTAGCAGCCATAGCATATGAGATAAAGAAAGAACGTGAATCGTCGTCGAAGGTAGTTCGGTTTATGGATAAGTCCAGCCGGCGTTGTTATGATCAGGGGTATAAGCTTGGTCTGATGTTAGGAAATAAATTTTAAAAAGTTTCCGACAAAATGCCCTTTAACAAGAGTTAAAATAGTAATGTAAGGTTATTGGATATGAGAGCAGAGGCGATGTAAAAAATTAAAAATGTATCCGACAAAACCCCTATAAAAATGAGTTAAAATAGTATCATAAAGTTAGTTAGAACTTAATAGAAAGCGCTTACTTCGGTAGGCGCTTTTTTATTTGGAAGGAGAGGCTTATGGAAACAAAACACAGTAACAAAGAGCAAGTTTTAAATTTGTTTCAAAGTATGATTAATGAATTAAGAACTAAAAATTTTAAGAATGAAGATTACAGATTGTTTGGTGAAATTTTTGCAAGATTAGGAAGTATTTGCCATGATCTAAAAGAGTTTGAATCATCTGCAATGCTTTTAGAAAAAGCATTATCTAAAAATCGAGGCGATCTATTAAGCGAACCCGAAGAACCTGATTCTTAATGTCATTAATTATTAAAACTGAAAATTTCTAGTATTAATAATTGGAGGTATATTTTTATGCAAAATTTTGCTGCAATCAAAAATGGTCAAGTTATAGGTTGGGCTAATGACAGAGACACTTTGATAAAAGATCTATTGAAAAAAGGGATATTAAAAAACTGTGATATAAGTCAGAAAGCTTTACCAGATGTTCTTAGAATTATTGAAGAACTGACAGAAAAAGTACAGGCTCTGCAAATTGAAAATAAACAACAAAAGCAGATTATAAATGAAATGCAACCTCGAATAAGCTATTGCGATTTTATCCTAAACAAAAATATAAAGATGTCGGTAACGCAGATTGCAAAAGACTATGGTATGAGCGCAAAGAAAATGAATAGCCTGCTTCATGAGTTAGGTGTTCAGTATAAACAAGGCGGTATATGGTTTTTGTATGAAAAATATCAGTGTGACGGATATACCCAAAGCAAGACTTTTTCTACTGCTGACGGTGAAAATAGATTTCATACTTATTGGACGCAGAAAGGACGCTTATTTATTTATCACTTATTGAAGAACCAAGGCGTACTTCCAGTTATAGAACAGGAGTGAAATTATGGATAAAGAGGCTATCATACAAGACCAAATAAATTTACTGTTGGAGGAGCAGAAGAAGGCTGCATCTTTGGACGAGAAGTTAAAGATAGCATCAACTATAGCCAGTATGCTAAATGCTACTGTGGTTAAAGATGCTCCGGCCTCAGCAAAAATATAGGGGGTGAGCATATGACTGTACAGAATACGACAGTTAAAGATATTTATGTTGGTAATGGAGCGACAACGAAATTCCCGATAACATTTCAGATGACGGATCATCCTGAATATATAAAAGTATATATTACAGGTGATGATAGCGTTGCCGTAGAAACGGAGAATTTTTCTGTCGATCTTGGAGCTAAAACAGTTACTTATCCAACTAATGGCGATCCGCTGCCTGAAGGGCATAAAATAACTATTTATCGTGAGCTGCCATTGTATCAGCTAATGAACCTGGTTAATCAAGGTCCGTTTTTTGCAGAGAATATTGAATTGTCTTTTGACGATCTAACTTTTATATGTCAGCAATTAAATGAAAAATTGAATAGAACATTATCTGCTGGTCTTGATGTAAATAATTTTAATAATACTTTTCCGGTAAAGGCTGGAATGAGTTTTAGAATCAATGATGCTGGTGATGGACTTGTGCTGACGGAGGACCCTGCTAGGGTGTTACCTTTAGCTAAAGATGTATTAGAGCAAACGAAACAGGTCAAAGAGAGCGCCGTTAACGAAACAACAAATATTAAAAATACTGCAATCGAAGAGCTGACCGCTATAAAAGATGCTGCAGTAAATGAGACTACGGAAATAAAGGACGAAGCTGTTGTTGCTAAAAATACCGCTGTTGAAGCTGCGGCTACTGCGGCAGAAGATGCTGTCAATAACGTTCAAACGTTACTTGATGAAAAAGTGGCTGCCGCAGAAAACGCAAAAAGTGCAGCTGTTTCTTCTGCTGAATCAGCATTAGCAAGTAAAAATGCTGCGGCTGCATCACAGTCGTCTGCTGCTGCCAGTGCAGAAACAGCCCAGGCTTCGGCAGAATCAGCTTCTAGCAGTGCTAATGCAGCATTAGCAAGTAAAAATGCAGCATTAACAAGTGAGAATAATGCGAAAGCTAGTGAAACCAAATCTGCAAAAAGTGAAGAAAATGCTAAGGCTGCTGAAATTGCTGCAGAAAATAGTAAAAAAAGTGCTTCAGATTCCGCTAGTGCGGCTTCTAGTAGTGCTGAATCAGCATTAGAATCTAAAACGTTAGCTGCAGCATCAGCAAATTCAGCTTCTGCGAGTAAGACAAGTGCAGAAAGCAGTGCTGAATCAGCAGCATCTTCAGCAACTACAGCTACAAGGCAGGCAGACAGAGCGCAGGATATTGCTGACAGCTTAGAAGGTTTAGCTGGCATTACTGGTATAGCAACAACAGATGAAGCTATCGCTGGTGTAGTTGATAACAAAGCAATGACGCCGTTAAAGACGAAAGAAGCTATAGAGCAAGGTACTAATGTTTTTACAGCTTTAAATACTTTCAGAGCAAACATTGCTGTATCAAGTGGCACAACAGCAGGCAGCAGTGGTAATATAAATTTTGGTATTTCTCCAACAAATGAAACAGTACAAGCAAGAATTGGGACGGATAATTTAGGTGGATTATTTTATCACGCAAGCACAAATCAACCTCATGTATTTAGAGTTGGAACGAATAATAATGTGTTTGTCATACGTGACGATAATACGAAAGTAGCTTTTTCTAGCAATAATAATTTCTTTGCAACGGTCACACATGATGGTGTTGCAAAATGGTTAGGTAATGCAAATACCGCTACGAAACTAGAAACCGCCCGCACAATAAACGGCGTAGCATTTGACGGTACGAAAGACATAACCATATACAATACAGAAGGACACTTGGTGTTCCCCAATGGTGCTGAATTTTGGATAGGGTGATATTATGGCAGAATTAGCAAAGAAATTGCATTTTAAGAAAAATGGCGTGGAGCAAACTGCTAAAGCCTACTCTACTGCGGCAGAAGTTGGGGAACATTGGGTAAATGCTAAGATAGACGGCGTTCCTGCTTATGTTGCTATTGGAGATATAGCAGACAGCAGAGCGACAAGCGGTAGGGTTAAAGGTAGTGGTGGCGATTCATACGCTATATTAAACAGTGGAAAGCCTCCCTACAATAAGGTTGAATATAGAACTCCAGGTACTTATACTATTACATTTGCTGCTGGAGTTACAAGTGCTAAAGCAACTGTTGCTGGTGGAGGCGGCGGTGGAGGTGGCGGTTCGTATAATGGTACAGGAGGTACTGGTGGGAGCGGTAACCTAATTGTAGGCGTGAAATCAGTTACCTCTTCTACACCTTACAGTGTTATTGTTGGAGCAGGAGGTACAGGAGGTGCTGGCGGGAGCGGAGCTTTTGGCAAAGGAAGCCAAGGGGCTAATGGTAATGCGTCATCTGCATTAGGGATAACGGCCAATGGCGGTGGAGGCGGTGGTGGTGCTTCGGCAGGCAGTAATGGTAGTACTGGAACTAGTTATGGTTCTGGTGGAGCAGGAGGAGCTGGTGGTAATAGTGCTTCTATAGGGGGGACTGGAGGTACTGGTAATACTGGTAATAACGGCTGGGTAATTATAGAATACGGTGGTGATATTTAAATGGCAAAAAATAGATTCGCACAGCCATTGTACGGTAAGATAATTTATATTTATGAAACTAATTTAACAATGGAGCAGTTACCTACTATTTTCGATCCATCAACGTATTGGATTGATGTAACAGGCTTAGACTGCGAAGTAGGTTATTTAGTTAGTTTTAAAGAAGGTGTAGGGCTTGTTTTAGCACCACCGCCTAACGAAGAATATACATTTGAAGAGTTAAAAGCCCAAAAGCTTGAACTTGTTGACGCATGGACAGCAGATAAAATTACTGGCGGTTTTATTTCTCAATGCACCGGTAGCCCTGTGAGGTATGATAGCGATAAAGATACTCAGCTTACGATGCAGGGAATTGCACTGAATGTCAGCACAGAACGTTTTGCAAACGAATATCCGTTAGGATGTCCAGTCCGGGGCTATAAAGAAGGGGAAACTGAAAAAACAATACAGTATCTTAACGCTGCTCAGGTATATACCTGGTGTGCTGATTTATCGTCTCATATAGGTGCTTGCAAGCAGCAAGGATGGATTAAACAAGCACAAGTAGAGGCGGCGTTAAGCAAAGAGGATTTGGACGCTATTATATTAGATTAGGCGGTGCAAAGATGGTTGAAATGGCAATGGCCTCAATAACAATCTTTAGCTTTTTATTTGGCATAGTAGGTTTTGTATTTAAGATTTGGATAATAAATCCTTTGTCTACGGCGATAGAGAACCTGCAAAAGACTGTTGACGCTTTAGCTAAGACTATTAATAGGGAGCAAGAACGTACAACAGATTTAAAAATAAAATTTGCTGAGATTGATCAGAGGGCAAAATCTGCACATAACAGAATTGACGAAGTTGGTGAACGGTTATTGCTGGTAGAAAACAAATGTAATAACTGTTCATGTAAGGATAAGTGATATTTATGTTTGAGAAAATAAAAAACTTAATAGTGAGTGCCAGAAATAAAGTAGCCTCAATGTCGCCAAAAATAATGGCTGTCATTGTAGGCTATTTTATTGCAGTCGTTTTGCTGGTACTGACCTATTACGCTGCGTGGATGTATATGTGGTTGTGGTTGGATAAGATTGTTATGTCTGATCTTCTAGCACTGATAAGAGAGGTTATAGGACCGGCTATGGTTGCATTTGTCACTTTCATAGCTACGAGTTTAGTAGATAAAAACGGGGACGGTGTCCCTGATCCATTTGAAAAGGAGGCAGAGAATAATGGGGACAGTAACAAAAAGAATCACTTTAGATGAGCTACGGCAGTTAGCAGCAAGGGCTAGAGGTAATATTGATAAGATCTATCTACATTGGTCAGCTGGTAATTATCACCAGTTTTTTAGTGACTATCACTTAAACATTGACAGCGACGGCGCTGTTATGGCGACAACCGATGATTTAGCTGAATATAAGGCTCATACATGGCGGCGGAATACAGGGGCTGTGGGTATAGCTTTAGCGTGTTGCGTTGATGCTGTAGCCTATGCTGATGGGCATATCGACTTTGGTAACGTGCCACCGACAGAGTTGCAGATAGATAGTATGGCAAAAGTTGTAGCTGTACTGTGTGAGGAGCTTGGATTGGACATTAATGCCGATACCGTAATGACACATGCAGAAGCTGCAGACTTAGACGACTACGGCCCGGCAACTACTTTTGAACGCTGGGACTTGTGGAAATTACCAGATGTGCCAGGCGACGGAGAACTGAAACCAGGCGGTGATGTTATTCGTGGTAAGGCTATCTGGTGGCATCATAATTGGTAAAGATTGTATAAGGAGGTGACTAATATGGAAAAACAGCGTATTTTGATTTGGGCTGGTATTGCTCTTGCGATTTTGGTAGGGTGCATTACTTATTACAATCTGTAAGATAAAACCCAGCCGCAGAATTAGCCTGTGCGTTGTTTTATCTCCAAAATACTAGGAAATATAAGTAGGAGTATAGAAAACGGCGCACAGGTTGATTATATTGAAAATAGAACTATCTTAATGGTAATAAAATAGAATTTAATTTGAAAGAAGGGCAGAAAGTGAATGAAGAAAAACAAATCAGGTATAGCAAGTATCTTGTTATTAGTTTTGCCCTTATTGCTGTGCTTATCATTTTCTTTAAATTGTTTTGCGGAGGAACTTCCAGAAACAATAACGATGTCCAGGGAACAGTTCAACGAATTACAGACGATAATAAACAGACAGGAAAATCTGTTGATAGGGCTATCGAACACGTTGGAACTGCAGCAGATGAACTCGAACGAGCTGAAGAAGCTAATCGAAGAGCAGCGTTTATCTTATCAGAAGATAAGGAGCGAGCTAATGCTTGCGCAGGAATCATTGTCGAACTCCAAAAAAACAATAGCAGAGCAAAACAAATCCTTGCAGACGTTGAGCGTTCAAATGAAACAGGAGAAGTCCAGAAGTGAATTAAAGCAGAGGCAGAAGGCCTTTTGGGGATTTGCAGGAGGGGTATTAGTAGGAGCGATAGCAGCGAGCAGGTGATTATATGGATACTTGCCGTTTGCAGGCAAGAGATTGGCTTTCGCAGTCCACACGAAAGGAATTTGAAGCAATCATTTCAGAAGCCAAACTAACGCCGCGGCAAATAGAAATTATAGAACTCAAGTTTATTCACGATCTTAAAAACTATCAAATAGCGATGAAAATAGATACGTCAGTGCAAACGGTCGAAAGAGATCTGCAGCAGGCGTATAATTCAGTTAAGAGAGCATTAAAGGCAGTCACATAATAGTTGTGGCTGCCTTATTTTTTATGCCCATATTAGGGAATTATGAGGGAATGTTTACGGATTATAAGAGCTGATTTAGGCGACAATATAAGTAAGAAACGGAGGCGATAACAATGTATGTAAATCCTTATGCTCCTGTTAATCCAGCAATGATGGGAGTAACTCAGCAACGTTTAAATAATTATCAAGCTCAAATGCCGCAGATACCGGCATATCAGCAACAGCAGTTTGTTCCACAACCGCCTATGCCCCTGATGATGAAAGGGCGTACAGTTGCAAGTTTAGACGAAGTAAAGGCTGCCCAAATTGATTTAGATGGAAGCCTGACATATTTCCCTTGTCCGGCCGATAATTGTATTTACGCAAAAGCTATTGATATGAATGGTATGCCGGTTATCCAAACTTATAAACTTTCGTTTGAAAAAGAGGCTATACCTAAACGTTATGCTGATGCAGAAGTAGTAGAGGCCCTGCAGCAAAAAGTAAGCTCATTAGAGCGTTATATGAATATGAAAGGGGAGAATATAAATGCAAATGAATCCGTTCACAATGATGCAAATATTCAATCAGCTTCGCAGCAACCCAAACCCGATGGAAGCAATGCAGAAAATGCTGGGGAACAATCCCCTGTTTGGGCGCGCAATGG